CATAATATGAGGGACTAACAGTCTGTGAGCATCAAATGGCGAGCCATGAATATAATGGACTGGGTGACTTGGTGCTTTTGATGCTGGAATCATACGCTCGTAGCCGAGCAAACATTCATTTATAAATGCACATATAGATGAACTACATCTATATGTTGTTGAAAGTGATGCATGGGCCCAAGGGCCTGATGCGATTTTTGCGTATAGTTTATTTGCATGAGTTAGAAAACGACTATCTGCTGCCATATAGGAATAGATTGACTGATAGCGGTCTCCCATAACTGTAATTTTTAGGTTAGGATTATTCAAATCAATTATAATTTTACATATTAATTGATAGTATAGCGGCGTCATATCTTGGACTTCATCTAATATAAAGCGTTCCCATTTTGGAAATTGTTTAATCGGCTCGGCATTGGTGTTCAGCATTTTTGTTATACCATTGTCATTGCATATAGAATTATCATAATACTTTCGCGCCAAAGCATGATAATTATGTATTTCCAAACGCACCAGGCCTAGTGCAGCCGCCTTTATACGAGTCTCTTCTTTTAATGAACGATTATAAAGAACACCCAGTATATTTTTATGACGGGTTGCTCCAGCAATACCTAACAGGGTTGTTGTTTTACCTGAGCCAGCAACTGCATCAACAATTACGTTTTTATCTGCAGTGCAGAGTTCGATGATACATTTCTGTTCATCTGAATAATTCATCCCCTATATTATATTGTTAAATATAATTTAAGTCCTACGCGTCCTTATTGAAACAAGAAAAATTGATATCACCGACACATTTGATTAGTAATAGTAGAACGACCAAAGAAGTCATCTCAAAATGGACCAACCGAAGACGCGTCAGGAAAAGGGAAAGGGGAAGAACGCCAAATACACAGAGGTCTTCAGCCAGAAGCACGTGCGCATGCAGGAAGCCCGCCTTGCTACTGGGCTGGCCCGCAGGACGGTTGAGGCTGGTAGTCAGAAGAACAAGACCAAGAACAATTAATAATAGCGCCATTTTTCCATATTTGTTGTCTGTAGATATATCAAGGACGTATGAATACAACAAAGTGTAGAGGACCGCCATTACCAACTCCCGAATTTCCACCTACACTTGTGGTAGGGTGTCGCGAAGTAGAGCGCCCTATGCCATTAGAGCCTGCGCGAAGCACTTTTTGTTATAAAAATACTAGTAGTCTTTTAACTTCAGCAGATATTATTAATAGGAAACAACAATGGGATACCTTTGAGCGTATTGAAAATTATAATTCTGCTATACATAAACGATTGACAGAAATTGTACCATCGCCGCAAAATAACGTGTATGATGGTAGTATTTTTTATAATTTTGCTAACCAAAATGAACGCAACGACTATTTAGCGGGTCAACGTGCGCACGTTTTAGCGTTCCCAAATCTTACTGATTTCAATGTACCCTATGCTAAAAGAGCGATTCCTTATACATCATCTGTTATTTCTACGTTAAAGGCCGTGTCACCAGCAACAACAGGAGTGGGCCCGTGCCCAAACGAAAAACCTGGCAAGCCAATTCCATATGAAGAACTTATGAATAATAGAAAAGCACTAAGTGTATATATAAAAGTTAGCACACAAACTGGATTATATCCAAAATCACCCTATAAATTTAAAAATGCCGATGAATATCTGATGTATAAAAAATACGTCAGCCTAAATTGTTAGTGCGGTAAAAAAATGTCCATATTAAGTAAAATGTCATCCCGGTGCGGTTCTATGCGTGGTGGCGCCTGTAATATTGTTCCTCGTGGCTATAGTGGCCCTTGGCACTACGAGGGTGAGCAGAAGTGCAAGGGCGACCCACCCCGCAATAATAACAACACGCGCAACAACATGTCTTCTTACCAGGTAAAGGCTTACTCTCCATACGGTGGAAAGAAATCCAGTAAGACACGCCGCGGTGGGGGCAAGCGCCGCAGCACGCGCCGTCGTGTCGGTGGCACAGCCAGCAGCAGCGCTTCTAATGCATCTGCAGTTGGCACAGGTACCTTTGCTAATGGACGTAGTGGCCCAATTGGAGCCAATGGCAGACTCCCCACGGGCCCAGGTGCCTTTGATAAGTGGTAGTTTCACATATAAAAATAAATTATAAGATTTCGTATATACGAAATCTTATAAGATACACTGTGTTATCTAAACCTTACTCATAACGTTCTGCCAATCGGGGCGTAGCTTCAAATCTACGCCCGTCAAATTCCCCTCTGAAGTTACAATATCCTCCCCAGCCTTTTTTGCAAGGTCGCCAATATAGACAGGCTTCTCAAGGTTATATGTGTAGACGCGGCCCTTTTGCGAATCAATCAGATACACAATCCCTGAAATAGACGCGCGGACAAATGTACGTGTTGACATTTTTTGGTCCTTATGTATAAATCGAAATAATGTTCAAATTTATATGAAATATGTGCCTTTTATGCTTCTACTAGATGCTTACCACAATATGTGCCCTTTGTTGCGCGATTTTTGCACTGCTGACCTGAAGGGCCTTCACCCTTACAACGAATATCATCTGCAACTGCACCAGGCTTGCGCCCACGCTTTGAGGGTTCGACTACTGTATTAGATGAACCCTTAGATGCCGATTCAAAAATATTTGCAATATCTCGAAGATGCTTTACAATCGCCTCCGATTGTGATTTACTAAACATTATATTATTGAATAATAATCTCTCTTTATATCATCTTTTATAATTTCATAAATTATAAAATTGAAAATAGCGCTAAATATATCGGAAATAAACCAATCCAATCAATAATGGAGCCGGTAGCTGTTTCTGTTGATAACACAGAGCTTCCCGCTATTTCTACAAAAACTATTGAGAAAAACGTTATTAGTGACCCTGACGTAAACAATCCTGGCGAAGGCATTGAACATATACGTAAAATACTAAAGCCCATTAAATCGGCATTAATTGATTTATTTGTATCCATTGCCCGAGTATTGTTCTTTTGGCTTCCCGGCGGAGATTTAGCAATAGGGCAAGCTCTTATGGTCTTTCATTTTATTGGAGGCGGGCTTTTATATACAATATATTTCATGATGCCTCATCTACACCCTATGCGCATGTTTATCTTTTTCTTTTTTGTGCTTATTGTAATTCAGCAAATAGTCTTTAGGGGCTGTGTTATAACCAAAGCTGAACAAAAACTGACTGGTTCAAACGACACTATTCTTGACCCCTGGATACGAATGTCCGGATTTGAACCAAATAGAGAATTACGCATGGTTTGTAATTTTGCGGTTGTTGGCTGCATGTCCATGACACTTTTGACAAATACAATTTTAGAACAATTGGGCCTGTAAATTTTATCAGTGTAATATAGAAATGTCGTTCCCTATTTTGACAACAGGCCAGTATGACGCGACAAGATACGCCCCTATTGGCACAGTTGTTGTGAATCGTGTTGAGTCGATTTCAATGTTGCGCAGTGCGTTTGCCGGATTTGGAGCGGCGTTTGGTGGTAAAAACACCATTATTCAAACAGCAATTGATAACTTGCAGGCCGGTGGTTATGCTGAGTTTACAAGCAAAGTGCAAAATACATACCCCAATACAGCGCTTGTTGTGGGCTTACACACTGATATTTCCGAGGTCAGTCGCAGTGAAGGTGCCGGTACCTCATATATGATTATGACTATGGCTGGCACCTGTTTAGTCCCATTAGGCGCCCCTCTTCCTATAGAGATGCCACCTGCCGTGCCTGCACAAATGCAGCCTGCTTTTGCACCTGCAGCCGGTGGTGGTCGTCGTCGTACATTAAAGGTGCGTCGCCGCTAAATATAGGTCATATGATTTGATAATATTATAGTATATTAATTACATTATAATATTAAATATATATCTATTGAAAATATTACTGTGGTTTATAATTCCTCAAATCAGGATACCACATAATAAGTTCGTTCCTTTTGCGAGCCATATAGACAATAATCAATGTTATTATAAACATAATAGCTGACCCACCAAGATATAGAAAACCATATTGAATACCTTGGGTTTGTTGGCGTAACTTAGGGTCTAATAATATAACTCCGATAGCAATCAATCCTATTAAGGCACCGGCGCCGTTTGCATACAACATTTCGTCGTTTAGTTGTGCTTCAGAAGCGGCTAATGCTTGAAATGATAACTGATTTCTGAAATTTTCTATAACCGGTTTGCCATTCTGGTCAACACGTGGTGGGGGTGCTGGATCATATTTAGTATCACTGGAAACTTGCTTGTTAATGGCGTCCATCTTCTTGGTCATGTTGCCTAAATGCCTTGGGTCACTGGGACGAATTTCAGCTGGGTGTGCTGCATTGGCATCAAGAACAGGAGTTGAACCGGTCTGCATATGTAATGCCCTATGTGTTAGCGGCAAATTTAAGTATAGCATTATACTCAAATTTGGTTTAAGGATTATTATGTTAGGGGTCAGACATTAGCGTCTGTTATGGCGAGTCTTACGTCTATTGCGGCGTTGCTTGCGTCTGCGACGTGAACCGCCTGTCATTGGGCCCGCGGGGCCAGAAGCAGACCAGTGCTGGTCACTAATGGGGGTGCCCACCATAGGGCTATATGATGCGCCAAAATTATCATTCGGGCGCTGGTGGTATGCTACTTCGGGAAGGCCACTAACCTTGCTAGCCTCCAGGGCAAACGCATGTTGCGTAGCCGGGAACGGGCTGCTGGCCCATGGAGCAGTAGACTGGGGGTTAGTGTAAAGACCGCCATTAGCTAAAGGCGCAGGTGCGCTTGTAGAAGGTCCCCATTGATACGCATTGCTAAACTGGTCCCAGCGTCCCCAATCAGTTGTTGGCAATGACGATGATAGACCGCCTGGTAATGCAGGTGTCTGGGCTGATTGCGCTAAAGCAGTTAACATGGCGCCGCCACGGGTGCGTCTTAATTTATTACGTCTGGTTTTTGCCATTCCTAATATTAAGGAGTAAAAATATCCACCGCTTAAACAATAAACATATATTACAACTTATAATAATAATGGACATCGACATTAGTGGCGCACCCCCTGAGAAAAAATCAGTCGTTGCGCGTCGTATGATAGCAGAGGTATCTGCAGCTTTACAAACGCAAACTGCAGCCACTGTCAGTGGACAATTTGCGAATTATCAACTTGAATTTCCTACACTTTTTGCCATCCTTCTGCGTCCGGACTACCCACGCGCCTTGCTCGAGACGTTGATTTCTCAGCTCGAGGCGGTCGAGTCCGGGAAAACATCACAGCATGACGCGTCTGTTGCTGTTGGTGGCCTTCTGGTGAATCAGTTTGTGACCCCTCAGCTAGGCCCCTCCAGCCAGTGAAGTTTGAAATAGTATTTTTCGGTGTTTCGTAGCCGTTTAATAGTTCTTTGATTTCGTCTT